AGAATCTTTTAGGATTAGGATTTGAATCAACAGAAGCACACTTAGGACAACCTATTGATGTCGGTTTAAGAACTACAGACTTAGCACTGAGGCTTAGTAGAGATATTGCTGATACATTAACATCCGTTAATCTCGCCTTACCTATCACCCCATCTAATACCGAGTTTAACAGGCGCAGTCATAGCAATCAATTCTTAGCCCAAGATTTCTATTCAATTAATTTATCATCAGCATTAAGATATGTAGGAAGACATGATGGGAGAATTATTCACTTTGATAGATATGGTAATTTGATGTATGTTCCTTTTAATTTCTCAGAGGGCGGAAGGTTAGTTGACCATAATGCAAGGTCAGGCCCAGTCGTAACCAATCCAGTTGATAATATCTCTAACAGGGTTATCGTAGAGGGAGACCCACTTGCTCTTAATGAAATGGCTTATGCCGAAGTGAGTAACTCTGAATCTCAAGGTGATGGTAATGTTGTAGATGAGCCTCAGATTGTAGGAGATTTTACTGTTAAAAGTAACAAGCAAGCAAGAGATGTTGCTCGTCAAATACTGAAAGCAAACGCTATACTGAAAGGAAATAAATCAAGTGCTGGTCATCCTAAATCATGGGATTTAAGGCCGGGGACTATCATAGAATATGATGGTAAGAAATACATCCTTACAGAAGTAAGGCATCGGCTTGCTGATGATGTAGCAGACTTAGTAATGTTAAGTGTAGATAGCGGTATTGAAGGTATTCTACAAGGTATTCTACAGGGTGCTACAGGGACTGGAAAGATACCCGATAATATCAATCAAGTATCAGAAGATAACCTTGCTTTATTCGGTGAGTTTGAAATTATATCCTTCACGCTTATTACTCAAAAAGGACATGGTGCGGCTGGTGATGGTATGGTTATCGGTAAGGCTATTGGTAGAGGAGTCATCGGCGGTAGTAGTAGCGCAGAGACGGTAGGCGGAAGTAAAACATTATCATATAGTATGAGAGGAGATTAATATGCCAGTATCTAACCACGCAAGGAGATTGTTATTGAACACATTAGCATCTAATATCAATGAAATGATTGTTGGATATGATGGTAGTCCTTCTACTAATTCAGATGGTGCGGCTGGTAGACCTGCTTATGTTATCAACCCTAATGTGAAAATCATAGACGATGCTACTATTTTGGTTGAAGGTTTTATACCGGCATCAGAGTCGTTTAATGATACATTGAAAGAAGTATTTTTACAACATAGACCAGCGACAGGAGCAAGCACACCTATAGCAAGACATGCTATTTCCAGCATTAAGAAAACAACATCCAATGAAATCAGAATACAAGTAATAATCGAGGTGAAATGATGGCAGACAATCCAATATCAGGACATACAGCAGGAACAAATGACGGACTAAGAGACGGAGACCATATACTGTCTCCTTCTTTAACTAACATATACGAAGGACTACATGGTAATGGTATACTTTTAGCGAGTGATACAGCATACACTGACGGTAATAGAAACACCCCCGCCAGCCTACCCGGAGCAATAGTTGCTGGTGCTGATGCTTCTAAAATTACAGTCAAAGCACACAGCGTTATTCTTGATGGCGTTTTATACACAAGAACTGATACTGCTGTAGAGTTTACCTCGGCACACGCAACCAAACTCGCTGGTTCAACTACCACTGCTTTATCAGATGGTAAGGAGTGTTTGTTTGTTGTTTTGTCTACATCTTTAGGAGTAAAGTGGGTTCAAACAACCCCTATTACTACAGCCGCAGGAGCATATGCTAATATTGGCGGCGCTATAGCAGATGCTTATTTGAAGATGGATGGAGTTACCGCCGCTTCAAATAAGCAATCAATTGTTCTTGGAGTTGTAAGGGCTACTTGCACTTCTGTCGCATCAGGTATTGGTGATTTAAAGATTCAAGCGCAAAGTGAGCGTAATGATAAGAGAGTCTTTATTCGCCCATCTCCTTTCTATCTAAGTCCTGTAACAAGTGGAGCAGTTGGCGATACTACTCACCTAAATGGACATACAGATTTAGCACAAATACACGGACCGGGAGAGCATGGAGACTTTGGAAATAACGGCGTTTTATGGTTGTCTTACAATGAAGATGATAACCTACCAAATCTCTATTTCAGCGCTAAGGATGGGTCTAACCGACATACACATTTACTCGGCCCTAATCGTATTAAAAGCCTTACAGGTGCTCATAATTTTGAGTTTGATGATGCTCAAGTATTCCTTTACACAGGCGCTGGGACAAAGAACCTAACACCTACAGGAACATTCCCACCCGGCCATACAGTAATTGTAGTAGTAGAAAGCGGAGGTGCTGTTACTTTTACTGGAACTTCTCCTAGTGCTGTATTAAGCGCAACTGATTCCGCTATGTTTGCTTACACAGGCTCTGCTTGGAAAAAGATTGTAACAAGTTCTACAGTTCTTCATACAGCAAGCGGAGCAAATGGTTTAGTTCAGTTATCAGATGGTGCTGGTAATCATACAAGTGATGCTAAATTGTTTTGGACAACGGCATCTTCTACTCTTACAGTTAACGGTAAACTCACCGTAACTGGATTAATTGACCCTACTGGGCTTGAATTAACGCCTGTAGCCTCAAATCCCGGCGGGACTGCCGCTAACACTCTTTGGTTAGACAGTGGCGCAAGTAATGCTTTGAAGCATGGTGCTAACACCCTTCTTAATTCAGCCTCGTCAGCGACAGCATTACAAGTTTCAGGAACTAATAAGATACTTGGGAGAGATTCAGGTGGCGCTGGTGCTGTAGAAGAACTGGTCAAAGCAGATGTCTTAACTCTACTAAATGTAGAAGATGGTGCTGATGTAACGGATGCTACTAATGTAAGAGCGGCTATTGAAGGTATGACTATCAACGCTCCTGCTACAAGTATCGTGCCCGCAAGTGATAAGATTCTACTGATAGATGCCTCGGCATCAGCAGGTGCTATTCTTACAGAAGATACGATTACAAATGTTGTAACAGCAAGCGGAATGACTGGGACAATTACAGCCTTAACAGGTGATGTAACTGCAAGCGGCACAGGTTCAGTAGCGGCTACTATTGCTGATGAGGCTGTAACATACGCTAAGATGCAACACGTTTCGGCAACAAGTAAAGTGTTAGGAAGAATTACGTCAGGGGCTGGTGATGTTGAAGAACTTTCAGCCGCTAATTTAAGAACAATACTCGGCGTTGCTGATGGTTCATTAAGTGAAAACAATTTCACAAATGCAGACCATACTAAATTGAACGGTATATCTGCAAGCGCCGTTGATGCGGCAGGAGCAATTTCAGCAGTTGAAGGAGAGACTACTCTCGCTTTAGCAGGAAGTGTAACAGTAGCGGCAGGTCAAACATTTGTTGCACCAAGATTACCAACTGTAGCAGTAAGTGCTACTACTACTTTGGTTGAGGCTACTCATGCTGGTAGATACAACATATGTGCGGGGAATATAACTCTCCCAGCAACATCAACTGCTGGTGAACATTATACTGTTCTAAATACAACTGGTGGTAATATTACTGTAGGAAGAAATGGTAACGACATTAACGGAGCAGGTTCTGATGCTACTGTAGGTAGTTTCAATGGTGCTACTTTTATCGCCATCGGCTCAAACAATTGGTTAGCACTTGGAGTGTGATTCTATTGTATAATGCAATTGCTGGTTCCAGCGCAGAAGACAAAGCCAATGCTGGTGGTGGCTCTCCACCGCCTCCACTTATTTCTTTGTCTTTAGTTAATCTCGGTCCTACATTAGGAGGGGTAACAGGAGGTTCGTTCAATACAAATGCTGTCGTTCCTATACCGGGTGGCGGAGCAATAGCAAGTAATACTGGACACACTTTACAAGTCAATTACTCTATTGCTTCTCCATCAGGGGCGGCAATTACAAACGCTAGTTTAACAGTTTATTTCCCTGCCGTTGGTGGAACTGCCGCTGTTCACCAATTATTTAGCGGAATATTATCAAGGGGAAGTTATGGTGATGTAAATCCTTGGCAAGATGACCCTGACCCCGCAACATTTGGAATTACCGCCGCAGATGTAGTGCTAATGACGGGTGCTCCTTCTCACCCTCAAATAGATATGGTTCAAACTTTGGCGGCGGCAAATGTGCCTAATATTCTCTACATGCAATTTTATGAAAATGCAACAGGAAACGGGCAGGTAGGGGGTATACCTCCTCCTAATTTAACGGCAGGAGACCCAATTGAAATAGAACTTTCAGTTACTGATGCAAATGGTAACACATCAACTGTTACATCTACCGCTACTCTCGCTTGAAAGCACTATCTTTCCAAATGTGACCGCACTCTTTGCATACCCATAGGCTCAACCTTTCTTTATCACCATCAAGAAAGCGTGCTTGTAAACGTCTTGGTATATGTCTATGACCACACTTACGACACTCTACCGTCATCTTATCGAGAAGCCTACCCATCAACTTTCACCCCTACGCCCGATTACATCATCAATGCGTAGGATTGCGTTTGCTACTTCTGTAGCGCCAGTGATAGCACTACGGATAAGTGATGTCGGTTCATATACTCCATTCATGAGTTTAGTTCCACCGTTTTCTACATCAGGGCCATAGGGGTCAGGTCTCTTATGTCTCATCTCTAAGACGGTATCAAGAGCATCAAATCCTGCATTCTCAGCAATAGTTGCTGGAATGATTTCAAGGGCATCAGCAAAGGCTTCAATAGCCATTTGAGCACGACCACCTACAGTTGAGGCTTGCTCTCTCAAATGCATAGCAATAGCGAGATAAGTAGACCCACCACCATATCGTATAGAGTCACCATTCCTTACAAGTGATACAACTCCTAACGCATCATCAAAACCACGCTGAACTTCATCAAGTGTAGATTGAGTAGCACCGAATAATACAAGAGTAGCCTCTGTATTTGTAGCATGGATGAACAAATAATCTACATCGTTGTAAGTTTCCTTAGAGATAAATCCATGACCAGTAATACATGTAGCATCAGGCGTGCTAAAGATTGGAGTATCTAATTCCTTAGCAAGTCTATCCATAGTGCTCTGAGGAATACGATGCACGATTGAAATGCCTTGTTTTCTTAGATAACTTACAGCAGTATCATGAGCACCATCTCTCATCAAAACTACATTAGCACCACTTGATACGACATGTTTAGCCGCTTCAAGCATCTTCTCTCTACCTGCATTCTTAACTTGGGAATATGATTGAGCATCAACTTGAACAGTCATGTTACCTTTGTCTGCATCTTCTGTTAAACCACCATTAAGGAGAAGGATAGATACTCCATCTTCACTTGACCAATTATCAAAACTATCTCCACCACCAATGAAGTCTTTATTTAAAGCGACACCACGATACAGGTAAGAATCTACTAAACTACCTCCGGGTGCGGCTAATGTCTTCACATCACGAGCATGTCCTACTGCTTCGATTGTTTCTACACATAATGACGCTACTGCATCCTCTGATGCCTCAAGAGATTTACCAGTGATTGCTGTCTTGGCTATCGCTTCATATGAGTTATCTGCAAATAAACCATCAAGAATATCTGTTTGACTAGCATCTTTCATACTATTAAGATGCTCTACAGCCATGTTACAAGCCGCAGTATATCCTTTGTTGATTACATTTGGATGTAACCCTTTCTCAAATAATGTCTCAGAGTTAGACAACAACTGACTGGCTAACACAACTGTGCTTGTAGTGCCGTCATATGCATTTGCCTCTTGCATCTTTGATACTTCAACAACCATCTTAGCCGCAGGATGAGCGCTATCTAATTCTCTTAGAATTGTAGCACCATCATTTGTTACAATGACGTTACCCCCTCCGTCTACCATCATCTTGTCCATACCTAAAGGGCCAAGTGTCGTCTTTACAGTTTCAGCGATACGCTTCACTGCTTCTATGTTCATTCTTTGTGCGCTGTGATTCTTTCTATTTTCACTCATATTTACCATTCCACTTCTATTTCTATCACTGAGCCGTCACTTAGTTTTCGGCTCTTGACTATTCCATTTTCCTTACCATACATATACAAATCATATGTTAACTGGCAATCCTTGATGCAATATTTGATTACATCATGATACCTACCTGCTCTCCAAGCATTAGGTGCGTCTTCACTTTTCATACTCTTACCCACATCTAATGTATTCCTTACAAGAGTTTCAAGAGTAGTGTGAACTTTATCACCCACTAATGCCGCTTTATCAATAAGTAGTTTTGTATCAATTATGGATTCAGATTTACCCATCAAATCTCCTGCTGTTTTACAGTCTAATGCCGCATTCAATACGGGCAAATCAAAACCTCTAATATTGTGACCAAGAATCACCCCTCCTGCGTTGATATGTTTCTCTAAATGCTCTCCTACTGCACGAGGGTGTAAAGGATGAACAGTAACCCCTTCTACCTCTACATCCTCTTTACTAAAGACATGAGCATCTTCTCCATCCCATGTTCCTACCACTGTAGGTTCAAACAAACTGTGTTTATCCCAACCACCAATTTCCCAAGAGTAGTTACCTGTTTCAATATCTAACGCCATTACTTTACTCACGCTTCATCAAACTCCTCATAAATATATTCATCAGTCTCTATTCTTATCTTAGGCTTCACATCTTTACCGTAATACCCTTCGGGTTGAATAGGCATCCCAACATACTCAGCCCAACACCTTTCACTACAAAATCCTCTCTCTCCAGTAGCAGTGAGTTCAATAAACTGAACTTTATTATCACATAACATACATCTACTCACTTTCATCACTTCCTGATGTATTCATATCAGCCATAGAAAACATATTTCTTGCTTGTTGAGAGCATAATCTAATCTTCTGCGTTGACTCAAGATTCCAAAACGAATCCTCAGGCCAACCAAACTTCTTCTCAATATGTCTGCATAATTCTCTACGCCCCATCGCTTCAAAGTCATCATCAATCTCTACTCCAAGAATAGGCCCAGTAGGATGCACAAGTCCCTTATCCAACCATACATACACATTCCCCATCATGGAAATTATCTTCCTTCTCAACCACTGTGTTAGTCTCATGCCTGAACCTCCTTCACTCTGATATATACAGTTGCTCCATCTTTAGTAGCCTCAAAGAAGTTACCAGCCCACTTTGTAAAGTGTGAGAACGCAGTGGCTCTTGTAATATCTTGATTCACCATATACTGTTTGATAACAGCCGCCTTCTTCTTCCATCCTTCGCCTTTCTTGTCTAGTTCAATAGGTGCTATCATATTGAAAGCAGTCAACCAATCTTTCTTGTAAGCGGCCTTCTCTGCTTTCTTTGCACCGACTTCAACTTCACCTTCAAGCCATTGAATCAGATTCTTGAACAAGTCGTATAGTATATCCTTAGCCATATCTAAATGTTCACCAGTTACAGTCCATGTATTATCCATCATAGCCAAATGTGTAGCCAAGATAACTGAATAATTCTCCATAGCAGGAATGAATGACGCAACCACATCTGTAATAGTAAAACTCAATTCCTCAAGTAGGGCATAATAATCCTCTACTACATCATAAGTTGCCGCATAGAATGACTCATCGGCATTGAACATTTCATACATAACCGATTGAACAATTTCTTCTTGTTCTTCACGAGTCGCTTGGTCCCACTCAACAAAAGAAGTCTCACTTAACTCAAGCACTCTGTCCCTAAGTCTCTTTTCTAAACCAGTAAAGTGACTAACAATCTCATCGTAACTTACCTCTCCTTCTTTGGGCTTGGTATATGCTTTAGACATTCTTGTTTGACTCACGCCCATACGCCTACTCATATCCCAATCAGACCAAAAGAGTAGAACACGCTGGAAGATACCCTTTGTTAGGACATACTCCTTTACACCCTTAGGTGGGTATGTTGTAATCCAAAGAGATGCAAGAGATTCAGTCTCGATTCTCCTACCACTCAAATGCTTAACTAGAATGTTGCTGTTACTACCAATCGGGTTACACGCCGACTGTAGATACAATACAGTCTCCTGACTGTGCTTACCCGGATTAAGAATGATTGAACCCTCATCAAAGTTCAATGCTTTCTGTCCTCCAAGCATACCGTCTGTTTGCACTGCAACCTGCTCTTTCTTTCCATTCTCATCCACGACAGTCTCGTTTACAACACCGCCTACTAAACCTGCATCAGACCCAGTAGTATAGGCATCATAATCTAAATCACAATCCTTCAAAATGTCTCCTACAAACTCCCATGCTATTGATTTACCAGTCCTTGAAGGCTGAATCCAAAACACATGCACACGAGGGTCAAGGTGACTCTCATCCCAAGGTATACGCACATAGGGTGCGGCTACCTGTCCTTGGACAAAGAAGAAAGAAAGTAAAGCAGGGATGTCGTTATCTATACTTGTCTTACCAAACCGCTCTACATACCCTTGCATAAAGGGGAACTTCTGCACGGCTTGATACTCATCTGCTTTCCTCATCTTATCACCACATTATTGTATTAATACCGCTTTAAATACTAAAGTAAAACTTGAATTGTCCAAGTTGTCTTATGTATTGTCTGCGACATTTGACCCCTGTATAGGTCAGTCTATAAATATATAGTATAGACAAGACACAATACAACCGAGACAACTGGGTATTTTTGGTTGGTTTAAATAGTGCGAAATTAATTTTTATGATGCCGCTTTAAATAGGGGGTTTTGCGCTGGCAGAACTATCTTTTTTGGACAGTTCGTTGTATGTGGACTGCGTCTTCGCTTGTAAGAACTTCAACAATCAATTGTCTTCTTTTATCTCCTAAGCCTTTGATTTGTTTCAAAGATTCAGGGTATAGCATTTCTTCTATACTACCACATTTATCTAACAAGCGCTCTACTAACTCGCTCCCAAGGCCGGGAATTGAGAGTAACACATCTTTTCTTACATCATTTGTAGATACCCTTCTAATCGCATGAGCACCATGTTTACTGGCTGGTTTGTGTAACTTGTTATGTAGTTTAGTTATGAACATGGCCGCTTCACTAAGATTAGGTGTAAAGAAAACTTGGCATTCAAAGTCAGACATGATACGAGCAATTGTCCCAGTAAGTTCATTTTGAACTCTACTATGTGTTAACCTCGCTCCATTCTTATTAGCCATAGCAACGTGCTTTGCTATAGACCCATGAATAACAAGAAAGAATCTTTCATAGTTAGCATCCATATTGTCTAACTGTCGCCATAGATGACCGCTATGACTTGACTGGAATAAATCTGTAACACTTTTGGCTTCTACACAAGCCGCACCTAAGAGATAGTCACCTACAACTAATGCTTGTCTTACAATGTTTAATCCTTCTTTGTTTGCCCTTCTTTCAATAGACTCACAAAGAGGTCCACGCTCATTACTATCTATAATTAAATCAGGCTTCGCCACGCTTAGCCCTCTCCTCTTTTCTCCATTTCAAATAACATCCTTTACACCTTCCTCTTTCTCCTCTAACTAAATCATTTCTACAACTAGAACATTTCTTTACTTCTGTTGTTTTGAGGTCGTCTGCTTTTTCAGATAACACATATACTTTCACTTCATAGGGGCCACTTGATAATCTAGCATGGACTTTTTCTCCGCCCACTTCTTTGAAGTATTCACATTTAGTCAACACATTAGATAGTTCATTGTAAGTCATACCTTGTTTCCATGTTTTTGTGTGATTGAATATTTCAGTGAAAGATAGAGGTCTATCTTCTGCTCTGAAATATTTTATCAACCAACTCAAATATCTCGTTCTTCTTGGTTCAAATGTTTTTCTTTTACTCATCTACATCACCTATGCTCCCATCATAATACCGACAGCGCCCAACACACAACCCATCATATTCAAGTGTAGCGCAAGTTGCGGCGCAATACCCCTTTTTGTTATCCCCGCCAAAGATAATTGTTTCTACTTGGTGCTGTGTTACATCAGCATCAAAATCAACCCATCCTTGTTCAGATATGATTTGTGTTATTTGTTCTACATGTTCCGTCTTAACTTCATTAGATACAGATTCAGGAGGATAGAACCAACGTAATCTTGCCGCTAAATATGAGGCAAGGTGAAATCTCGCTTTATGTGTGGGATTCCCTGCACCTAAAGCGGCTTGTG